ATGCCATGCAATATTAAACTTTCCATAAGGGGCTCATTTACTGGTACTTTGTGAATATTATCACGCACCGTTGGTTGATTCAATAAAAACTTTATTGATCTAGTTTCCCTATCGAAAGGTGGCAGAGCTATTAACTCTGCCGTTTCTTTACTAATTCTATCTGCCGCCACTGTTCCTTACCTTTCTCCATAGTCCATGTCTGCGTCTTTTCTCTATTTCCATGCGCACCATATAAGTTCTAATTAATGCTACTATTGTAAATATGAAAGTCGTAACAAGTGATATTAAAATTGCACTTGTCCACTCCCATCTTTCAATAAATAACCATAACAAGAATGTTTGCAATGGAAAATTAATTAAAAGAGCAGCGCCTACTTGCACTACAGATTCTTGTAATGCGGCTTTTTCTGTTTTAGTCATAATTCATTTCATCCCATAATTTGTTTTCGTGTTCTGTCTCGTAAATAATACGAAACTCCTCGATTGTTGGTTCTGCAATCCTGAGATTGCCCTGTTTTAGTCCTCTTACATATCTAGTGTATGCTATGAGTAACTGTTTTTCTGTGTATAATATCATATATCGTCTACGTTTTCTCCTGTTGCCATATTGTTAGCTATTGCTTCTTTCTCTTTAGGATTCATAGCAGACTGTGGACCAATCTTTAAGGTCTCCCAATCTACTGTACTAGTAAAACTTTCCATTCTATTACTTCTCATCTTAACACAATTAAAAGTCATACAATTATCTTGTTGTTCCCATGTCTCTAATGAGTAAGCAGCATCCGCCGCATCAAGAATACCTTTTGCAAACCTAGCTTCACCACTCGCATCTGTTTGATACGGAGCAAACACCATAGTTTCATACTCTTGTGCATATAATTTCATTTTCTTACTTACTTCTATCTGTTCTGTCCAATCATATTGTCCACCACTACGGCTTGGAGCATTATGTCGTTTAACTTGGTTTAGATAGTCTACTATTACTACGCCTACATCTAATTGATTTACTTTTTTATCTAACTCGGATTGAATCTTGGATAAAGTAAGCGACGGGTCATATATTACATCTAACTGTCTTTCTTTGTGTAGGTCTAACTTGGTTAATTTCTTGTGAAATTCATCAAAGTCATGTGTCTTTTTAAACTCGGGCAGTAGTTCGTGTCCGCCGTCGAAACGACCTGCCCACCATCCACCTACCATATTCCATTCCTCACTAGAAAGCATTTTGTTTCTAAGTCGGCTAAAAGGGATCTTGGTGGATATGGCACATATTCTTTGTAGAATTGATCTACTGTCCATTTCTATTGTAAAATAGATAGCGCTACGACCTGAGTCGTATACATTTGCTGCGAGGTTACAACAGGTAAGTGATTTACCTGAGCCTCTTCGTCCGCCTACTAACACTAGGTCTTTAGGCGAGAACAAAATCTGTGAGTCATACTCACTGTTGAGTCCTAAAGGTAAGTACCTTGATAGTTCCTTGTCATCTTCAAATAAGGAAATACTTTGCATACTTTCTTCGGGTGGTTTGACATCTACCTTGTCACTTACCTTTAAAACTATTTCTTGTAATTGTTCTATGTTTTCTTCTGCTGTTGCCATTGCAACGGTGTTATCAATATATGCATCGAGTTGGTCTAGTATTTCTACTTGTGCATATTCATTCTTTAGATAGTCTAATAAAAGCCACGCGTCTACCTCGACATCTACTGACTCGATTGCGAATATTTTTTCTTGGAGTTGTCGATCTCGCACTTCATAACGGAGATCTTCGAATTGTGGAAGGTCTTGATAATTATCTATATGTTTATCAAGGATACGGAAAATTGACTGGTACTCGCCAGGTAGGTAATGTTCTTTTAGCTTAGCCCATGTGTCTAAGTCTTTCTGAACTATAATCTGTTTTAATAACGCTGACGCAATATTCAATGACCTCTCCCAAAGTAATATAAAAAATAGGCAGGGGCGAACCCCTGCCATAAACTAATCTAAGTTTTAGACTTAACTAATATCTTTTTTAGCCGCGCCGTTGTAGTCTGAACATTGTAGACCACGTCTTGTTAGCATAGTTTTTACACCTCTAACAGTTTTGCCAATCTCATCAGCAATAGCTTCAACAGTCATTCCTTCAACATCAATGTCTGCAAGAACATCTGCTTTAGATGAACCTTTAGTTTCTTTTTGTTTAGGGATAGCGTTGATCTCGCCACTTCTTAGAAGTGAAAGAGCTTTTCCTCTGATTGAATTAACAGATTTGTCTAATGCTGCAGCGATTTCTTCTACGAATGATCCGCCGTTCACCATTTCAACAAAGGTTACTTCTTCTGAAGGAGTATAAGTTCTAACTGTCTCAACTTTAGGAGCAGGCTTAACGTGGGAAGTTAATTCCATTGATAAGATTTTTCCTTGGATTGATTTAGCTGAGAAGTGTCCGCCTTCAAAGTTTGATGCAATTTCTGCATATGTGTAGTCGCCTGAGTTATCAGAAACGAATGCACTTAAAGTTGCTTCTTGGTCTTCGCTAAAAGATTTTGAAGCAGATGCTGAAGCTAGTTCAACATCGAATCCCATCTTTCTCAATTTGCTAGAAACTGATCGTGTAGATGTTTCTAACTCAGTTGCAGCGCTAGCTACAGTGATTTGAGTGATTGGGCTTTCAGAACCAACAAAGTCTGTTAGTTGTTGAGTTCTTTCGTCTGTCCATTTTGGTAATGCCATTTTTTATTCCTCTATAATGTGTTTTAGGTTATTAAATATTTCTATCCCTAGTTCTTCTGCTTTCTTAGTTTTTGAACTTGCAATTCCACTCTCGTTAAGTAAGATAGTTACATCTTTCGTTAAGCTATCTTTTACGATAAAGCCGTATTTTTCTAATACTTGCTTAGCGGCTGCTTTAGTTGGGTAGCTTTTCAACTTACCACTAATGCAAACTGTTCCCTTAGTGTCGCTATGACTGACTTCTGCCTGTTTATCACAAGTAAAAGAAAATGGGAGTTTATCATAACCATTCGTGAAGAACGTATTCTCCAACCAAGTTACAAGGTTCGACGCCGCTTTCGGACCCAGACCTGCTTCTATACATATCTCTGGGGTTATCTCATATATTGATGAGATGTATTTCGCTAATTTATTAGTAGCACTTGAGCCAATCAGCGGTATCGAAAAAGCTGGTAATAGAGTTATGAGGTTGACACTCTTTGAGTTTTGAATTTCTGTGTGTAGTTTCGTACCTAGTTTCTCTGAATCCAGTAAAGATGATATTTCAACTTGGGATAAGTAATAAATATCATCATAATCATTTAGACCAAGTCTATCTATAGTAGATGGACCAAGCCCTTTAATCTTTAGGGTTTTTGCAAAGTGTTCTAAACGCTTTGCTGATTTAGCAGAACAAGTAGTACTGAGACAGAATAACTGATCGTTCACAAATTCCAATTCGCTGTTGCAAGCTGGACAATTTGTTGGCGGTACTATCTCTCTCAATGTTTCTCTTTCTCCTAAATATGATACTATTATATCAAACGACTGACCATTTGTCAAGAGTTATTTTTTGGAAAGTCTGATAAAATAAGGGATGAAATTTTGAAGCACTCCGTATGCCCACCAAACTTTTGTTTGGGTTTATAACTGTCGTGTTTAAACTTCTCGTGTAGCTGTTGCTCGTATTTCCAACAGTTGTAGATGGTGTCGTGGTAGGTTCGTTGAATACGCAACTCATAACCTTTGAAGCCACGGCTTCTTTTAATAACATGCCGCCAGTCTTTGCCACCAGCAATTCCTACCTTGATGCACTCGCGCTCAAAGGTCTGTGTATTAACTAATATAACTCCGTAAAGAACACCTTCTCTTAGTTGTTCTTCGGGTCTATTGTTAAAATAAGTTTGGTTGTATACTCCTTTACTCATTAGTCCACTTCAGTCCGTTTTCTAATGCGAAGAGACACCCTTGATAAAATTCTCTGTCATCTTCTTCTATGAAGTGCCATTTGTATTCTACTTTGCTCATATGTTTATATACTTTCTTAGGGTTTGTAAGATGTACTTGTTTATTCATCATCATCTCTAGCTTGTCAAAGTGTGTTACAATATCTTTTTTGTATGTTTCTAATTTACTCATTTTACCAGTTATGTACTACATTTGCCATAATAAATACAGCACAAAGTAGATTTGTAATAACAATAAGAAATCTTATAAGACCTATTGCGTTTTCGTTTCTTACATTATAGCCATCTTCTTCATCAAATGAGCCGAGAGCGTGTTTTAATATAACCCAAGTTCTTGTCATTGCTCCACCCACTTTTTCAAAGCAAATAAAAATACAACTAAAGAAAGTATTACCCAGAACGGATCTACACTCATTGTATACCTCCATCTAATCCTAAATCAATAAAATAAAATGCAAGCATCATGGTTATTACTGTAAATATCTGAAAGAAAGAACCAGCAATTACTGCTCCCATTACATTCTTTACTGTCTCATGGTAGTCTGGTGATTCGTTTTGCCACTGCTCAATTTCTTCAGGCGTAGCATCTCTCGATTGAAAGTTCAACATGGGTTGACTCGGATATTTTTCTTTAGAACTCATACTTCTCTCCCTTCTCGTCATATTGGCAAAGTTGACACCATTCTTCTATTGGATGGTCGCATTCGCCTCGTTTTAATATTTCTTTCTTTTCTCTTGATTCGTGCATAGTCTTTACCCAGCCATCTGAGTTGTCTTGCCATTGTTTTGAATTTATCATTTGGCTTCCCATTTGTTGCAGGTTTCTTCAGACAAAACTAAGTTTGCCCCTGCTTCGTCTACTCTGCACCAACCTTCTGATAACTTAGATGTTATGTCATGAACAGGTTGATAGTATTTACACTCTCCACAGTTTAAGGGAGGCAGTGGCTCTAGCCGTCTACGTTTTATTGTTTTCAAATTTCTTTATTCCCATTACATAATTCTCCGCGGCTTGCTCTGCATAAACCTCGTTGTGTTCTTCGTACTTCTCACTAGCAACAAGAGTTTCTACTTTCTCAACTGTCTCGTAGTAATCACACCCAAATATATGTTTATCGTATAAAAATACTTCTGCTCGTCTAATTTTATTTATATAAGTGTGTAAGTCTACTCGTCCTGCTTTTAAAAGGGTGTCCTCAAAGGTACACTCGCAATCAGACCGAGGGAGACCACATACTTCACATTCTATTGCTAAATACATTCTTCTACTCTCTCTATTGTATTGACTTCTATGTCAAGTGTTTTGTTATTATCTACATCCCATACTACTATTTTGTTGCCTACTGCCTGTTTCTTAATGTGTTTAGGTAGTGTACAACATACGCTGTAAGTATTACTACTCGTAAGGGATTTATAAGTTATTAACTTATTTTTCCATGATAATTCTTTGTGTAGTTCTGCGAAGGACATTATTTTATGTTCCACTCCTCATTACCATTCTGTGAGTTAAATTTTCTCACTAGAAACTTGAAGTTATCAACTAAGTATGTAGCATAGTCTTCTGTTGTAGAATAAGGACTCTTGTTCTCGTCCAAATAATCTGCATACATTCTTGCTGTAAATCCTCTGAATAAAGGACTAAATATTTCTGTAAATGCTACCTGTCTCATAACTTTGCAACTAATGCGGCATAGTCATCATACCCACCAACATAGTTGCCACTGACATTAATCTGTGGAAAAGAGCGAGCTGTTGGGAACTCCTCTGCAATGAATTGCATATCAAAGTCTACACCAAGTTGTTTATATTCTACTTCATGCCCTTCTCTTTCTGCTAGTGCTTTTGCTTTATCACAATACGCACAGTTTGTTTTACCGAATATCTCTACTACCATTTTATCCTCTTTTATTAATGACTAGCTGAGTTAGTGTATAAGGAATCATACTTACTAATGACCACAGAGGCCAGAAGATTAAGTTTGCAACTAATATACTCATACTCTTGCTACGATTTGGGGAATAATTTCCCCTGCTCTAATTACTTCAACATTACATCCAATCTCTAAATCGAGTTGTTCGATAATAGCTATGTTATGTAAGGTTGCTCTACTGACTGTTGCTCCGTCTATATTGACAGGCTCTAAGATTCCTACTGGGGAAACATTTCCTGATTTACCTACTTGCCATACTACATCCAATAGTTTTGTAACTACTCCTGCTTGTTTGACTTTGTGAGCAAATGCACCTCGAGGGTGATGTCCAGTATACCCTAAGTTTTCGAAAGCGTTGTTATTAATAACACGCCATTCTTGTCCGTCTTGGGGAAACTCTGTGTAATCTGAATCAATTATTGTTTTGAAACCACACCCACCAAGAAACTTCATGTCGAACATAAAGTCATCTGAAGGATAAGGTTGGACGCCATACGCAATGAAAGTTAAATCTCTTTTTTGAAATTCGTCTGAATCATGTAGACTTAGCGCACCCGCTGCATAGTTACGACTATTCTTAATCGTGGCAGGGGCTACTACTTCTCCAGTGATTTGTAAGATTTCTTTACCCATGGCAGGTAAAAGGTTGATAGGCACTATATGCCTAATGTTGTCGGTAATGTCAAGACCTTTCTTGCCATCGCCTCTTGTTAAGGCAAGTGATAACCTGCCTTGGATGTATTGTAAACTGACGGCAGCACCGTCTAACTTAGGGGAAACTACTACTGGTTGCTTTTTATAGTCTGGTCCAGCCTCGTCATCATATACTTTCTGTAAAGAATACATAGGATAGTAATGAGACCAGCGAGCACTTCTCTCGTCAACTTGCATACCGACTATTCGGTCTAAAGTACTGAGTTGATCTTCGAGTCTGTCGTATATCTCATCAGACATAATAGGCATACCATTGTAGTATGCTACTTTTGCTTTATTTACTATTTCTTCTAAATTTTTCATAAGTATATTATACTAAATTTATAAGGTTATGTCAAGAAGTATTTTATGGTAGGTATATCTCATCTAGCAGTTCTCTGAATTCGGTTTCGATAATACTTTTACTCTCTGCTAAGGAAAGGATTTCTACTAGTCCTTGGAACAGATTCCTACTGTTATCAAAATCAATAGGCATACTGATACCTTGGTTCGAAGGTTTCCACTCTTCTTCAAAGTCTAAATAATATTTACGCATTGATAGGTATTCTATTCCTCTAAAGGTAGATACTGTTAAACGCACTTGTTCATGCTCAGTTTCTTGAACTACTTTTTCATATACATTGGGTGCAGAGAAATCAATCATTTTTGATTACTCTGTTGAGAGGTACAACACTCGTTACATTTTCAGGAACCAGTATTCTGTAGGAATCTGTGTCCCAACAAAATAACAATACTGTATGATTTCCTTCCTTTGCTCTGTTTCTTTTCTGACGAATGTATTCTGTAGAAAAGTCAGCAGTGCAAACATTATATTTTAGTTTCCTAGAGTTTTGACTTCTGTAAGTTATTACAGCGTCCCCTGCTTCGTCCAATTTAGCTTTAAGCTCCTCTTTTTTCATTGATTCCTCCAATTTAATCTAACAAAAATTCTTTTGTATTGTCAAATGTTGAGGTCTCAGATAAAGAATGCAAAAAACCAAGACATTTTGCAATGTCTTGGCTAAATTTTATTTACTAACTGTTTAGTGCTTCTACAACTGTTTTGAAATAGACTGCGGCTTTACCTGTAAGTTTGCTAATGATAGCGTCATCTGCGGTTTGTCCTGCGTCTTGTAAAGCTGTTGTAAGGCTTTCTTGAGCATCAGCTACTGATACTCGTCCACCACCTGTTGATCCGCCACTTGTGCTTCTCGCTGCTGGTGTTTTGCGTACGTATACGCCTGCTTTAGTTAAGATCATGCGAACGCCATTTGGTGATTCACCTAGTTCGTCTGCAATTTCTTTTACTACTTCCATTGAAGTCTCAGGGGTAGGTTCTTGTTCCTGATACATTTCAACTGCCTGTGCTTTTGTCTCGTCTGTCCAAGCCATTTTTCTTCTCCGTTGTTTGTGGACCCATTCGCCATTTGCTATAGGCATCCAACCTGTTCTTTCAAGTTGTTGCGTATAGAATCTGTCGCCCATGTATGTCCTTGTTTAAATATAACTATATTATATCGAATTTGAAACCACTTGTCAAGAAGTATTTTTCGTTATCTATCGGCAAATGCTATTTTGAAAAATGCGTGTGTATGGTATTTATCTTTTCTTCTGCATTTGCGATTTTCTCTATCTCGGTTTCGATAGCTTCAACTATGCCTGCATGCTCTCCTATACCTGCTGAATTTTTAAGGTACACTTGCACATTTGCTTTTGCAACTTCTACTTCTCCCTGTAATCTAGCGATTAAGGCTTTTAGTAAGTAGCTCATAATACTCCTCGGTTCTTTAATTCGTTAATAATAAACTCTACAGATACATAACCTAGTCCACCCCATACTACGAGGTTGATCAAGACATGTGCTATAGTAGTCGGTAATGTGAATATAAATTCAATCATTTTGTTTTGCTCTCCCAATCTTCGATTGCTGATTTAATACTTCCTTCTGCTAATACAGAGCAATGTAGTTTTATTGGCGGCAGATTAAGTGCTGCTGCTATGTCTCTGTCTTTAATTAGTTTAGCTTCTTCTATTGTTTTCCCTGTTAGCATATCTACAAATAAAGATGAGGAGGCTATCGCACTACCACATCCATATGTTTTGAACTTGACACTCTTAATCGTGTCAGACAGGGGGTCTATCCTTAGTTGAAGTTTCATAACATCACCACACGCAGGTGCGCCTGTCATGCCTGTTGCTACATCTGGATCTTTAGGATCAAATCTCCCTACTGAATATTCTGCTGGGTTGTTTAAAACTCCTTCAAATCTATCTATTACTTCTTTACTGTATGCCATTATTTTATTTTCTCTGCTCCTCTTATAAATCCTAATGTAAATTCTTCTAGTCTATTAGGGATTAATAAAGGTATTACCATAAATGGTAAAAATATTGTGAAGATTACTGTTACTACTATTGTTGATAGAATAGGTCTTGTTACAAGTATATTATTTCTATCTACTAAAGTAATTATTTTGTACGAGGGACGCCATATTTTCCACATGGCTAAGCCTACGCCTGCTATCCAAAATGCTAATATGATTTCTCCAATGCTCAAATATATTCTCCTAAGTGTCTTAAACTTCCTAAGTCATATGCTAGACGGAAAGAATTTCTTCCTGCGTTTCTAACTAAACCGAAGTAGGGCGATTCACACTCTGCCATGTCTATTTCAATAATATGGTAGCCTTTACTTCCATACTTGTCTTCGTAATTTGTTTCGTGAGTTATACACTCTTTTTGAATAATTGCTGGGCAATTACCTCTTACAGACCATACTCTTTCTCCTGTTCTAAACTCCTCAGATATACACTGGTCTGGAAGTAATGCATTTCTGATTCCTTCGTAGTCAGTATCTGGCAGTTTTTGTGGGATACCCATTCTTTCAATCACAGACTTAATAAAAGCTGGGGAACGATATAGCTGTTTAGCAATGTCAGATACGTTATCGCCATCTAAGTAATACTTTACTATTGACTTTTTCTCTGCTTCTGTTACGCCCTTACCTTTATTTTGTGCCTTTCGTATTGCTCGAAACTGTATTGTTTCGTTGTGGTCTGCAATAATTTTACTTAAGCGTGTTGTGTTGTATGCTATGTTTAGTATTCCACACGCTTCTTTCTTAGTAATAGGTTTATCTGCACTTAGCAGATCTATTACTTTATTAATGTTTGTTTCTGATAGTTGTTCTTCTTTTTTCTTTCTTATGCCTGCCATTTTTTATTTCCTTGTGCTTCGTCATCAATGAAAGCTCTTTCTCTTTCTTCTTGTATACTTCCTAGAAGTATGATTGCATAATGAAGAACTTTATATAAGTCTTTATCATTTCTACCATCTTTCTTCCCGAAGCGCTGTGCATATTTGATTATGTTGCCTATACAAAAGCCTTCGCCTTGGTCTGCATCAAATATGAACTCTGTAGATTGTATTCTACCCATGCTATAGTGCTGGTCATAAGTAGCATCTATATAGTTTTGTAGATGAGCTATTATCACATCTTCATTAAATTTATAATTCATGTTCTAGTTATCCTCTTTTCGTAATCAGCATAATCTTCGTTCCACCAAGGTGGCTTGTCTCTGTATTTCCAGCTAGCGAAGGTTGCTTTGTCTAAATGGTAATAATCACGATAGCTTTGTATCGGATTATCATAGTCTCTAAGATCTTCTGGCATAGCCAAGCCGAACTTAGTAAAGCCTACTCTCTCTAAATGTACTGGGTCTGGTAGTTTATTTACTACTTGCTCTATAGATTTATGGAACTTGCCATAACGATAGTGGTACTCATCATTCAATGCGTTAGCATAACAATGAACCCACTCATGGTTGTCCAATGACTCTCTTGCCCAGATAGTGCAAGGATGATTGTACATCATTGGGAGGTAGGGGTAGGGACGTTCCTCAAGTGGCAAATGCTTAATTTCGGCTTTAACCTTGTTGAGAACTTCACGCTCGTCTGCATCTAATGCACGAGGAACATACCCTAGATATTCGTCTATCCAAATTGTTGTGCAAAGAATCTGGGCAGCTTCAAGTGGCATCTTAACAATATGCTTGTCAACATGATACTCTGCTGCCTTATCGAGATCCTCGTCTAAGTAAAATAAGTTCATTACTCTACTTCCAGCACTTATATACGCCACAAAGACCGTCTGCATTTTCTGTAGTCTTACAGAAGTTACATACTTTTTCTACTTTCTTTGTTGGCTTGATTTTTTTAATGTCTTTAAACTTTTTCATAACTTATATTATACTAAAGTTATGAGATGTTGTCAAGAACTATTTTCCACCACCATTAATTTTATCCTTAGCTGTACCTGCGTATAGTCCGAACCATGCCGCACCTGCTCCTACAACTATTGAAATAAGACCTGACTGTTCCATTGTGGGATCTGGTAAATCCATAAACCACATTGTACAATAGTATAGTAAAAATATATAAACACTAAGAAAAGCTCTTGGAAAGATTCTCCAAGAGTCAACCATGTTGGATAAGAAAATCCAACGCTGCCAAGGGTTATCTGGCTCTTTGTCGGCTTCCATCTCTACGATTTTAGCTTTAAGATTAGAGTTTTCGGTAACAAGTTCCATGAATTTAGCAAGGTCTATTTCAACCTCATTTCTACTCATATCGCCTGAAAATCTTTCGTCTGCCATCTAGCTCTCCTTCGCATCCTGCTTGGCTTTACCTACATTGATTGCAAACCAGTCAAGAATTTTATATACTTTCCCTACTATTTTGTCATCTGCTGGTGTGTCCGTACACGCTGCTATGATTGAAGCAAACATGACTAACCATGGTATAACTTGAATCCATCCTATAATCCACTGTAAGAATTCTAACATCCTTATCTCCTGACCCTCTTACGAGGCTACCCCTATTTATTAGAGATTTTCTTTTTTAACTCTCGA